TGTCTTAGATTATAGACGCTTGGTATATAGTTGTCAACAGCCCAATTTGTATAATTTGTACGTTAAAACACGTTTTAGTGCACATTTTTGATAGCGGTTTTGACACTTTAATGTGTTAGAATTAGAGAGGAAATTTATAGTAAAACTTGATAATACGATAATTATACAAGCTGTAAACTAACACAAAAAAGTGTTGATAAAAAAGTGACCCTATTGATAGTAAATTGCCATTTTTCTATTGACAAGTCACACTTGTGTGATATAATGGAATCAAGAAAGAGATGGGGGCAGTGAAAATGAATGTAACGAAGGCTCTGAAGAAAATATTGGAAGATAATCCTTATATGAATATGGCAAAGTTAAATCACGAACTTGGTTACGGCGAAACAAAAAATGCCGCCGCAACTCGTTTGGGAAGAAAAACCATGTCTTTGGAACTTTTAATCAAATTCGCTGATGTTCTTAACTATGACGTTGTTCTTATCCCTAAGAAGTCGCATGAATACGCTTTGAATGAATACGTTTTGACAAGTAGCAAATCAGAAAGCGGTGAACCTGAATGATTTACGGTTACGCTCGTGTTAGTTCCGCTGGCCAAGCGATTGACGGCAATAGCCTTGAAGCCCAGTCAGAACTTCTGAAAGCCAACGGCGCACAGAAAATCTTTTCGGATGTTTACACCGGCACGAAGCTACATCGACCTGAACTTGACAAGCTGATGGCTGAAATCCAGCCGGGAGACACGCTGATGGTGGCGAAGCTTGACCGTATTGCTCGTTCCGCTAAGAATGGTCTTGAACTGATAGACCAGTTCATTGATAAGGGTGTTTCGGTGAACATCCTGAACATGGGGGTTATGAATAACTCCCCCACCGGAAAGGTTATTCGTACGGTGATGCTTGCCTTTGCCGAGTTTGAGCGTGACATGATTGTTGAACGTACCAAAGAGGGCAAGAAAATTGCCAGCCAGCGCCCTGATTACAGGGAAGGGCGCAAGCCAACCGAGTATGACCGCAACCTTTTTGACGTTCTCCATGAGCAGGTAGAGAAGCGCATTCTCACGGTCACGGACGCTGCCAAACAGCTTGGTGTGACCCGCCAGACATGGTATCGGATTGCTGAACAGAATAGGTGAAAGTATGGCTAAAAAACTTTACGCAGTGACAAGCGGTGAATACGAGGATTATCACATCATTACTCTGACCGAGAGCCGTAGACGTGCGGAGAAAATCGCAGAGATGTACGATGCCGATGTTGAAGAATACGAGGATAACGAAGAGTTGACGGCAAAACCACCCACTTATACGGTTTATGCCTATGGTGGCGCAGATTGCTGTGAACAGCATTTAGATAACGTTGAGAAAAATGTTATCCTTGGTCACTGGCACGGGTTCGCTTATGTCGATGCGTGGTCTAAGCAAGATGCAGAGCGGAAAGCTGATGTTATTTTCAAGGAAGTCCGTGAAAAAATGGAAGCCGAATGCAAGGCGAAAGAAGAAGCATACAGGAGCACTCCTACATGGCTTGCTAAGCGTGAAAATGGAAAAATCTACGTCATTCCAGAAGATAACAAAACAAACTCAAGCGGAGTTCTGTTTGGATGTAGGGCATTCATTAAGGCTCCTACAATAGAAGAAGCCATGAAGATTGCAGCGTCTATGTTTGCTGATTATGATGCAAACCGCGCGAAAGCCGCGAGGTGACATTGTTCGCAGCCTAGAATAAAACCGAATGAGAAAGGAAAAGCGACATGAAAACTGTAAAATTGTCAGAGCAGAGTTTGAAACTCATTGAAACGCTGTGCGATTACACCGACAAGCCTGATATTCTCAACGCCATCGCAGACGCTTTGTACTACGATGCGGACGAGCTGAAACGCAGGCTCAACCAGCTTGCAGAAGAAGTTAAATAAACTGAGCAACCCATTTATTAAGATTGATTTTAGTAAATAATTTTCTGAAGTGAAATTATAAAACCGAATATTTGATTTTTGTGCAGTTGTAGGCACTCTTTACATTTTCAGGTAGGGGGTGCCTATTTTTTTATGCAGCCAAAGCAGTGTATCGCTATCATTGATAGCATCAAAGCGTATGCAAAGCAGAATCCGACCGAAGCGCAGGTCTACGAGGACTGGTTTCAGGCGGTGGTGAACCTGAGGGACGCTTTGTCTCAGGACAAGCGGTTCAATGCCTACAAATACTCTGGTGAGCTGCGCTCTGTTTGCGCAGCCATGATGGGCAAGATGAAAACAGGCGAGGACGTGGCGAAGGTCTATGACATTATCGGTAGGACGTACCTATTTGAAGCAAAAGATGTATTCGACAGTTATTGCATCTACCTTGAATGGAATCGTGCGCCGGAAAAGAAGTTCTATCAGCCGAGAAGAAAGGTGTTAAGAACCGTTGCAAACGCCCTGCAAGACCTTGCAGATGACAGACTGGACTTGCTGGCAATCTCGATGCCCCCCGGTTGCGGAAAGACGGCTCTAGCTATTTTCTATCTGACATGGCTTGCCGGAAGAAGCCCTGACGAACCGATGCTTACAGGTTCTCACTCGAACAGCTTTGTTCGTGGCGTTTATGACGAGTGCTTGCGTATATTCGACAAGGACGGAGAATATCTGTGGAATGATGTTTTCCCGGACGTTGCCGTGTCGAACACTAATGCCAAGGACTGCCGCATTGACTTAGGTAAGAGAAAGCGCTTTGAAACGCTGGAATTTACGTCTATTGGAACTGGTAATGCTGGTCTGTACCGTGCATCTACGCTTCTTTACTGTGATGACCTTGTGTCCGGTATCGAAGTGGCACTTTCCAAACCCCGCCTTGATAAGCTGTGGGAAACGTACACTACTGACCTTAGACAGCGTAAAATCGGCAACAAGTGCAAGGAACTGCATATCGCCACACGCTGGTCTGTCCATGATGTTATCGGGCGATTAGAGCAAAACTACGGTGATTCCGACAGGAACAGATTCATTGTTATGCCAGCAATGAACGAAAAAGACGAATCCAACTTCGATTATGACTACGGTGTAGGATATAGCACAGAAACGCTCCGCAAGCAACGCGAAGTTATGGATGAAATGAGTTGGAAGGCACTGTACATGAACCAACCTGTTGAGCGTGAAGGCTTGCTGTTCCCTGCCGATGAACTGCGGTATTTCAACGGCGTTCTTCCTGATGGAGAACCTGATCGCAAGCTCATGGTCATGGATATTGCATGGGGTGGCGGTGACTTCACAGCTTGTCCTATCGCTTATGTATACGGTGATGCCGTGTTCATCCCAGACCTTGTGTTCAACAACGGCGATAAGACAGTGACAAGACCGGAAGTCGTGGGCAAAATCATCCAGCACAAAATCAACGTGGTGCGTGGCGAAGCCAACAACGGCGGTGATGAATACTGTGACGTAGTGGACGGCCAGCTCCGGCAGCAAGGCTATCACTGCTCTGTTCGTAGCCAGCGTGCGCCAAGTGGTCAAAGCAAGCTGTCCAGAATCATCCAGTATGCGCCGGATATTAAACGGTTCTATTTCCTTGACGAAAAGCACCAGTCGAAAGAGTATAAGGCGTTCATGGAACAGGTGACGATGTTCACGCAGCTTGGCAAAGTTCCACACGATGATGCACCGGACAGTCTGGCACAGCTTGCCGATGAACTGTACAACGGAATCAGTAAAATTGAGCCTGTCAAGAGGCCATTTTAATAATTCCCCTAAATAGCCGGGTGCGTAGGCATTAAAATTTGATTTGCCTATTGACATGGCTTACAATAGTACTAGGAAGATTTGCAGCTTCCTCTAGGTATTGCATTGGCGAGATTTTTAAGTCATTTTTACTCGTCATTTGTTGTGTAATACCATCCTTTCTTACTCGCCCACGACAGCCGCCTTTCTCTGTCGTGGGGATTATATGTTGCGTTTCCGAGTGGACGGAACGTTGTTTGTACTCCCCCAACTGACACGAAGCGGTTCAAACCCGCTACGCAGCACAACTATCCTCTTGCTTTGCATGGGATTTCTCTTTTGACACCTCACCGCTATTCCCGGCTCTCGATGCAAAAGGCTTTTTTGAATTTTCTCCTTTTGCAAAGAGCAGCGGTTAACCAATTAAGCCGGGTTTCTATCGCGGAGTGGAGCAGTCAGGTAGCTCGCTTGGTTACCAAGAGGTCGCTGGTTCAAATCCGGCTTCCGCGTCCGAATCGCAGCCTGAACCATTGCCTGTCCGGCAAACAGAAAGACTGTGAAGGTTTTCCAGGGCGGGAAATAGCACGGCTGGAAGTGCGAACAGTTTCCCAGCAGCTTCTAACAGGTTTGTGCTCAACAGCCTGTTTCCAGAAATCCAACGAAAGGAGCGCTCATGTTAGTTAGAATCTGTTGCCCTTGTATCAGGCAAAATCCAATCTATAAGAACATTCGCTGCAACCGCTATCTTGGCGAAGTGGACGGACGATATCATTTCAAGTGCGACAGATGCAAGGGCGTTATCGAAGGAGACACAAGGGAAGGATGGGTGAAAATCATCCATCCACCGGAAAAGTAAATAGCTTTTGAAGCGCAGTTTTGGCGCAGTGAGATAGACCTTAACAGGTTTGTCTTGCTGCGCTTTTTATTTTGCCGGAAAGGAGGAACGCATGGCTGAGTATCAGATAGCTGTTGACGGCTTTTTGAATAATCCAATGACCGGACGCAGACCGATTGAAACGCCGGAGACGGAAATCAATCGGGCGAATGTTCTGAAAGTAGTTATGGGTAATGCAGACCCTATCCACCTGCTGAACAAGAACGAGATTCACTTTCTGCACAACTACTACTTGGGTAGCCAGCCTGTCCTCAGCCGCACGAAGGAGTATCACGCTGAAATCACCAACCGTATTGTAGAGAACCACGCCAACGAGTGCGTGGGCTTCTACACGGGATACATGAGCGGCACTCCTTGCTCTTATGTGCGGTCTGAAACGGCAACTGGTGACGGCGAGGAAATCGCCCGCCTGTCCAACGCATTGCAGTATGAGGGCAAGGATGCGCTTGATCGGCGGCTCTGGCAGTGGATGTTGGAGTGCGGACAGGGATACCGCATTGTTCTTCCTGACAAGGGGTACAACGGCAACTACCCTGACGAAACGCCCTTGCTGGTGGACGTTCCAGACCCGGACATGGCGTATGTGATTTACAACTCCGGCATCGGACACAAGCCCATCGCCAACGTTCTGCACATCCCACGCAATTATCAGAATGACCTGATTTGCGTGTATACGCCAAACCAGTACTTTGAAATCGACAACGGCAAGGTCACAAAGTCGGAGAACCATTCTCTCGGAATGCTGCCGATGGTCGAATACAAGCTGAACCCGGAGCGGATGGGCTTGTTTGAACCGGCTATCCCTGTGCTGGATGCCATCAACGACCTTGAAAGCAACCGTCTGGACGGCGTGGCGCAGTTCATTCAGTCCATCATGGTGTTTACCAACTGCCTTGTGGATGATAACGCACTAAAACAGGTCAAAGAACTTGGGGCAATGTGCTTGAAATCTACAACCAGCTTGCCCGCTTCCGTTTCTCAGATTGCAAACGAGCTTGACCAGCAGCAGAGCCAGACCCTGCTTGATTCCATGTTGAACGTGTACCGCAGCCTGACTGCCATGCCTAGTGCCACTGGTAGCGAGAACGCAACGTCCGACAACGTGGGCGCGGTCATCGTCCGTAACGGCTGGAATCACACCGAAGCAAGGGCACAGCAGTACGAGAATATGTTCAAGTTCGCTGAACGCCAAAGCCTGTCTGTAATGCTGAAAATCCTGCGTGACACGGCTGGTTCTAAGCTGATGGCAAGTGACATCAACATCAAACTTCCTCGCCGCCAGTACGACAACCAGCAGAGCAAGGTTCAGATTTTCACACAGATGATTCAGCAGCCGATTGACCCGCAGCTGGCGTTCACTACGCCCGGCCTGTTCCCTGACCCGCAGGCTGCTTACGAAATGAGTAAGCCCTTCCTGATTGCTGCTGGCAAGCTAAGTGAGGACGGGAAAGCGCCGAAGCCGCAGGAACAGCAGACAGACCATATTGTTGACGCTAACAAAATGGTCAACGAACGGGCTGATGGGGCCAATAAAGAAACAGAGGACGAATAGTCCTTTGCCATAAACACGGCAGGGAAGCCGGGATACAAATTTCGCAGCGTTGCAGGGAAGCAACGGTAAAAAAACGCAGGAGGAAATTGACGATATGAAACTCAATGTATTGCTTGGTGATGCCTACAAAGAGGGCATGACCGCCGATGAAATTATTTCTGCGCTTGAAAAGGTTGCAGACCCTAACGCAGAGGTCGAGAAACTGCGCAACGCCGTGACGAAAGCCAATGGCGAAGCTGCTGAGTACAAGAAGCAGCTCAAGGCAAAGCGTACCGATGACGAGAATGCTGCACAGGAACAGGCTGACAAGATGGCAGAGATGCAGAAGCAGATTGAAGCCCTGACTGCCGACAAGGAAAACCTCGTCAAGGAAAAGACCCTTGCATCTTATCGTGAGAAGTTCGTCGCACAGGGTTATGACTCTGAACTTGCCAACAAGGCTGCGTCTGCACTGGCTGACGGTGACATGGACAAGGTGTTTAAGTTCCAGTCGGAGTTTATGACTGCCCACGACACCGCATACAAGGCTTCTCTTCTGAAGGATATGCCCACACCTCCTGGTGCGGATGGCAAGGGCGGTTCTGACAGTGAGGGCGTAGCGTTTGCTAAGAGCCTTGCACAGCAGAACGCAAATACTTCTAAGGCATCGAGTGACGCAATGAGTGCTTTCCATTAACAAGGAGGAAAACATGAAGTTTACCCGAAACACGGTCAACGGAATCAACGATACCATCCTTGCTTCCAATGACTACACCGCCATTCCCTTTACCGTGACCGAAGCTGCTGCGGTTAAGGCTGGCTATCCCATGACGCTGGCTGGCAAGAAAGCTGTTGCTGCTGGCGAGACTGGTTCTAAGACCATCAACGCTGACGGCATCCTGCTGTATGACGTTGACCCGGCAGAGAACCCCAACGCTTCCCTGCTGATTCGTGGCGTTATTGACACCAAGAAGGCAGCAGCAAGTTCCAGCTTCACCTTTGACGCTGACGCAATCAAGGCACTCAAGACCGCCGTCCCCGGCATCTTCTGTCGTGACAACATCAGCGTGAACGCTTAATAGGAGGTAAAACAACATGGCACTGAATCTTAAGGAAGTCTTTGCCCCGGCTGCGATTGCCGCCTATTGGACGAATGACCCCACCAATGCGATGCCCTTTGCATCTGACGCACTGTTCCCCGCCAAGAAGAAGGCCGGTCTCGACCTGAAGTGGCTGCGTGGTCACAAGGGCGTGGGCGTGTCCCTGATGCCCAGCGCATTTGACGCAAAGGCTACGTTCCGTGCCCGTGAGGGCTTCAAGTTCGATGAGACCGAGATGCCGTTCTTCCGCGAGGGTTACCATCTGGGCGAGAAAGACCGTCAGGAAATCCTGCGTGTCCTGGACAGCAACGACCCTTATGCTCGTGATGTGATGAACCGTCTGTACGATGACACCGCACAGCTTATCACTGGTGCTCGTATCGTTTCTGAGCGCATGATCTGGCAGCTGCTGGCTCCCGCCAATGGCGTTCCGGGCATCACCATCAAAGCAAACGGCGTAAATTACACCTACAACTACGACCCGGACGGCACTTGGAAGTCCACCAACTACAAGGAAGTCTCTGCCGCAAAGTCCAAGTGGAACGTCACCACCGCTACCCCCATTGCTGACCTGAACGCCGCAAAGGATGCTGTTCTGGCAAGCGTTGGTGAGGTCGTGACTGAGGTGTACATGAACACCGCTACCTTCCGCAACATGATTGCTGCGGACGAGGTGAAAAATCGCTTCATGACCGTCACTGCAAAGGCAAACGCCGTCCTGCTGGACGCCGAAGCGCGGCAGATTATCGAATCTGCAACCGGTCTGAAGATTCATCTGTACGACAAGATGTTCAAGGCAGACCAGTACAGCGCAAGTGAGAAGTATCTGCCTGACGGCATGGTGGTGGTTGCTCCGTCCGGCGCTCTGGGCAGCACTTGGTACGGCACTACCCCTGAGGAAGCCGACCTGCTGTCTGGTCAGTCTAGCGCATCCGTGTCCATCGTGAACACCGGCGTTGCCATCACCACTGAGCTGACCATTCATCCGGTCAACGCCAACGTCTATGCTTCCGAAATCGTCCTGCCGTCTTTTGAGCGCATGGACGCTGTGTACTGCATCAAAGCTTACTAAGGCGAAAGGAGGAAAGCAGCATGGGAGACCAGTATTCCGAAGCGGCAGTCAAGCGGGGACAGTACATCTGCGCC